TATAGTGGACTTACCTGCACCATTTTCTCCTGTGATAATTGTGCTTGGTGATCGGTCTAAATGTATTTCAGTAAACTGATCACCCGTCGAAAGAAAGTTCTTCCAACGGAGTTTTTTAAATTTAATCATATATCAAACTTCAAAGTGCAATGCTTCAGTATACAGTGATCTCATTAAATTGTCAAGTTTCTTTTTCGGTACATTGTCGGGCATCTGTTCGATGTATCTAGATAGGATTGTCATAGTATCTTCTGCTTCGTTTATTAATTCTTCATCATCTTCCATGTCCAAGTTTAAATGATCCTCAACGACCTGAACGTTTAATGGTTCTGCTTTGATGAGTTCATCCATGAATTTATCGAACCAATATGGATTACCACTTGAATGCTTGACTACTTTAACATATGTGCCCTCATATGTTGCAAAATCTTGAGAAAGCAACTCATCCATTTCTTTTCCTTCATCATTATAGAACACTTTGTTAAACATCGAGTATGGGTTTCTGATGAACTCAATCTCTCTGGTATCCGTATCGTACACGTGAAAACCTTTAGGATCTTGGTAGTCAATCCATGTAAGTTCATATGGGCATCCTAAGTAATCAATGTTTCCTGTTGTTGACTTATGGTGAAAGTGTCCTGAGAATACACGATCAAATCGTTTGAAGTCTGAAATCTTAAGTCCATGATCGTTCACATTGCCACGGTCCATCAAGCAACCTGCAATCTCAAAATGCCCAAACACCACAGTGTTTGGTGTGTTCTTTAAAAACTCCATTGTCGATGCGTAGTTGCTATTGTTGATCCATGGTACAATGGCACCCCAATCTAGATTTGTCGGTTCTGAGTAATACTTAACATCTGTCTGATCAAACAACTCTTGCATTGCATTAATGTCATTCGTATTCTTGTATGGCACATCGTGGTTACCTACAATCACATGCAGATCAATTCCACGTTGAGCACAGGGTTCAATAAAACCCTCTTTGAGTCTTCTCAATGTAACATAGCTAATGTACTTCCTACGATCAACGATATCACCCAAGTGAAGTACAGTTCCGATACCTCTTTTGTCAAGTTCAGGGAAGAATATATTTTGATAGAAACGATCAAAATAATCAAGGAAACTAAGATTGTCATTACGAACTCCCCAATGCGTATCAGTAATTAGTGCTATTTTCACTCTTGACCCTCTTTTTCTTTTTCCGTCTTTTGTTATCTTCAAAGTTTTCGATAAATTCTGCCATATACTCTTCTGTCCATTCTGAATATTTTACATCGTCATTATACTGACTACCATTATCATGTTCTTGTCTATCGGACACCTCACCAAAAATATTTGCATGCTCTGTTGCTTTGTACTTAGTGTATAGGTATTTCTTTTCTTTCTGAATACGCCTGAGGAATGCATAGTAAATAATCTGCGTGAAGTACGCAAATGGATTTTTAGATTTCTCAGGATTAAAGTTGTCTATGTATTGTAACGCATTTTCAATGCCATCACAAATCATTTCTTCACGGAATGAATAATTAACAAAGTTGGGTTTGTATGACAAGTGCGTTGCGATCTTCATAATACAATCGGCAATGTACATAGGAACAATCGGTCTCTGTAATTTATTTTCTTCTGCATGAGCAACGGATTCACGAAATTCAATCATTGCTTGTAGAAATAATTTATTGTCAACGTAGTATGGTTTTTTCTTTCTTTCTGTCATTTTAGTGCACCGTGTTTGCAGAAATAGTTTGCAATGCTTGACCAAATTTTTCTATCCATTTGTCCTCCACCTCTTCATCTTCTTCATCGAATACTTCCTCGGACCCCTCATCCAAAAATGTTTTTAGGGATTTTCTATAATATGAATCAATATCATCACTAATACTTGCCATTGCAATAACGTGTCCTGCTTTGATATCAACTACGTTAATGTCATCAGTTAAAGGTACCCATGAAGTTGCATATAACATAGGACGACCGTTGTTTGGATTTTCAGCAAAGTCCAACATTAAGGGATTTAGAACTGCAACACAGACATCATCCATGTGATGAACGTCACACAATAAAGTTTCCCCATTGGTCAACTTGATAATTTTTGCTTTAATTCTTGTCATGTATCCAACCTTATCTTATAGATCTTATAGGAGAAATTTTCTTCATCGTATATTTTCTTTCTCAATGAAAAATGCCGTATAGTGTGGTTACGCCATGAGCCAACAATAAGATTGTCAGCAATATCATACAAAACTGCTTTAGTCTTTCCTTCACCCCTTCTCAACCCCCTTCCTATCGATTGAAGATTCCGAACACGAGACTTGCTTGGAGAAGCAAAAATAATGTTGTGGAGATTAACGATGTTGATTCCAGTACTAAAAGTTCCGTAACTAGCAACGATAATGATGTCGTTTTCTTTTTCTGATATATGACGAATGTCTTCTCTGGTACGTGCATCCACACCTCCGTGAACAAAATATACAGTTTTATCTTTAGCAGATTCCTTCATCATATTATACAGTATTTCACCGTGTTTTTCAACCATTTGATAGAGTACTAGAGTATTGCCTGTCCTTGACAAAGCAAGGTTTTTAATAAACTTATTTCTAGCATCGTTTCCGATTAAGAAATCGATTTCTTTTTGATACTCTGCCTTTACTAATTCTTTCTTAGTGATCTCTGAATAATTTAACACTAAACATTTAATTTTAAAATCTGCAAGGGTTCCTTCTTCAATCAATTTTTTTGTTTCGACGACTTTCATTACAGGACCAAACAAACCCTCTAATACTAATTTATTTGTTTGAGTTCCGTCAAGAGTTCCTGTAAACCCATATCTATATTTACATTTATCAAGTTTAGTCATAATCTTTGTAAGAGATGTGGATTTAAATAAATGTGCTTCATCTCCAATAATAATGTCAAACTGATCAAACCACCCCTTTCTCATTTTATGAATCGACTGCCACGTAGAAATAAATATTCTAGATCCTGAAGATTTCTCTTGACCAGACATGATTTTATGTGTAGAATAAAACTGTTGGTTTTCAGAATACTTTTCAAAGTCTGTTGCCATTTGATGTACTAGTGATGTGGTTGGAACAACTATCAGTGCTTTCTTTTCTACTCTCTCTAGTAAATAACGTAGGATACAATATATGACAAAAGATTTGCCAGAAGCAGTTGGTGAAAGGACGAGTGATCTATGATTTCTGAGTGCATGTGCAACAGCACGGAGTTGGTACTCTCTAATTTTGAATGTACCTTCATTGAAAAAATCCTCCAAGGTATTAACAGAGATATCACTAGTCTCTCCGATAGTACCATGCATGACGCATTCGTAATTCCTCTCCTTGCAAAAGTATTCGATGTGCCTGTAGAGACCTTTGTAGATGTTCTTACTCAATGCATTGAACAAACGAATCTTACCGTCCCACATCTTATTGCGATATGAAGGCATGAACTTGGCACCCGGAACTTCAAAAGTAAAGTAGTCGGACAATTCTCTTGCAATTCCGGAGTTGCATTTCACTTTTACAGAAACTTCATTGACAGGATACAATTCAACTACATCCATTAATCGTAACCTTGCTTAAACCGTGTGAAGTCGATTGCATTTTTTATCTGAAATCCTCTATTACTAATAGATTTGATAATCTCTTGAATATACTTCACCTTCTCTTCTTGGAGTGCATACTTCAAGGTCATTTGAATCCATTCCTCATCCGAATCAATATAACGATCCACATCAGCCTTCATAATTTTACGAGGAAATGGTTCACGACCAAACTCTTCATAATCACTAACATCCCACTCATTATTACCATAGTATTCAGTCAACATATGTTTCAGTTTGTTTTTGTCGGTAGCATATTTTTTAAGCATAGCAACCTCACCCATAAAAATCTTCATATATTTGTTATGGAGTTCTGATATCTTTAAAGATTCTTCAGCAAGATTTGTTTTATCTATACGACAGTCATCCGACCACTCAGACATGATGTCTTCAATTTTCATAATAAATCCACAGGTAAAATAATAGTAATTATAACAGATTATGATTAAAATAATAGTAATTATAACAGATTATGATAGTACTGTCAATTCATACTTTCTGTACTGAAAACCAACGTCTGCATTGAGGTATTCGATGTCAGTTCCCGTGATATCGAAATCTACAGTACTAAGTGATGTGGGGTATAGATCAACAAACTTAACTTCAATATTTGGCTTATAAGAGTTTGTAAGGATAATGAGAGATCCATCAGAATATACAGATCCGTCTTGACCCCTTTCAACTTGTGCTCTTTGTTCAAAGTTATCTGGATAACCTAATGTTATCATCCAGTCATAGATTTCTTTATAGTTTGTTAAATCTTCGTCTATCTTAAATCTGAGAGCAAGGGATCCGAATGTAAGTCGGTCACCCGGAACTGGCAGTTTAATAAAGGTGTTAGTCACAGTATCTACTTGTCCTAATGTAATATCAGGAATACTTGCGTTTGTGCAAAAGTAGTTGATGTTGGGCAGTCTCTGCATATTGAAACGAAACCCAATAGGAGATAAAAAGTTTTTGTTGGTAGGTTCTGCCATAGTGCACCTCTGAATGTGTATACTATTTATATGACAAAAAAGGGGGACTTGCGTCCCCCTAAGTGATGTAGCACTTATTATTGTTATTACATCAAGTTGGCAACTTTGACCAATCTGTAGTACTTGTTAGCAGTTGCACCAGAACCGAAACCAATAGCACCTGAAGCACCAGTAGTTGCGAATGGGTTTGCTACCATGCCGTAACGAGTCTTG